TTCTGAATAACTTTAGTCTCAGTAAGGGGTGTTTGCATAATTAAAGATAATTCTTCTTTAATTACTCCTCTTACTTCTTCTCTAATAATTTTTCTAAAAACTTCTAATTTCATGATTATAAATATTTATATATTATCTTTTTCTCCTAAATGCTGGTCGTAATGTTACTTCGACTTTAGAAGATTCTGGACCAATTTTTATTCTGTATTTATCTACTATAACAGGATCACTAATACCTGTTTGGACTTCGGTTTCAGTATACCCTGATCTTAATAATTTTCTAACCCACGCTGGTAGTGCTTGTTGTTCTATTTGTGTAAAATAAGTTTCAAATGGTGGTGGGGAAGGTCTTCTAGGAGGTCTATAGTTTAATGTTAATTGTTCCCATTCTATTAATGTAGACTCTCTTAAACCTTTATACCATTTTTCTGTTTTTTTCTTAACTTCATCAACTTTTACAGGATTAGGATCAATAGTACTTAATACTTGTTCCTTTAATGTATTAAATAATTCTGTATCAGACAAGTTTTGTGAACTAGGAGATTTAAGAAGGTTATTTATTGTGTTTGAATCTACCGAATTTAATATTGAGAATGTATTTTTTATGGCTTGTACCTTAGGATCATTATCTTGTTGCTCTTGTATTATATCATTTAATATAGTAGTAGTATCTATAAATCTACTATTAGATTCTCCATCTTGAGTGCTACTAGCACCTAATGTATCTCCATCTCCCATATAAGGATCTTTAACAAAAGGACCTCCTCCTATTCTTGTTTCTATAGGTTCATTTGGATCAATAGGTTTACCTTCTATTTCATTTCCAGCTTGACCTGAAGATATATTACCAATAGATCTATTATTTGCCCCAGCTTTTAAATTATTAGTAAATATTGGGTTTGTACCTAAATCTTCTGCTAAGTTAATAGCATCATTATCACTTATTTCGTTTGATTCTTTATCAAGTGTGTTTATTCCTATAATACCTTGATTTAATCTAACTTTTACTTTATATTTTAATTCATTAATTATACCTGGTAAGTCATCAGAAAAAGTTAAATTAGTAGCCGCTACTATGTTATTATCAGAATCTAAAGCTATACCTCTTCTTCTAAGAAGATCATCTTTATTTTTATCTATTGGTTTATCCTCTTGGATTTTTAAAGTAAAACCTAAAAATATTTCTTGGAAGTTACCAAATGCATCTTCGGGATCAGCTACACCTTGGTTATCTAAGTATATATCATCTGCTGATTGGATTAAAGGACCATGTTTAGCAGCATCAAATTTATTAAAAGTATAATACTGAAGTCTACTTCTAAAGTCCTGTCCTAAGGTATCTTCAAATGAAACTCCTGTAGCTAACGAAGATAATTCTCCATAAAATAAAAGATTTCCATTTTCATCATAACCAAATACAGTATCAGGGAATATTAATAAATTACCATTCTCTAATCTTACAAATGTATTAGATCCTGTTCTCTTGGATACTGCTTCCCCAAATTGTCCAAATTCAAATTTATCTAAACCTGGTATTCCTTCAATTAGTTGTACATAAGCTAAATAAGTATCTTTATTTGCTCTATCTATTTGTGATTGTAGATCCTCTTGGGCTTGATTAACTTTTCTACAACTGTCTAATTTAGCAGCAAGTTTAGCATTTTCTCTTAAGAATGATTCTATATAGAATCTAATAAATGTTAATAACCCTATTGTTACATCAAATTCTTTTGCAATTTTAGTTAATAAATCAATAGCTCTACTAATAGCTTCTTTTAATGTTTTTTTAGCATTAGCTGGAGCTTCAACTAATTTTATAGGAACAAATGGAGGTATTGGGATAGATCCTATAAATAATTCAAGAATTTTTACTATTACTCTTATTACTTGAAGAACTATTATTATTATTTTTATAAAAGTATTGACGGAGATTATAAGAGCTAAAATAAAATCAATTGCTATATTAAGTTCTTTAGCTCTTTTACTAAGCCATTCAAAGACATTTGCTAAATCATCATAGGGTATAAAGTCTCTTAAAGCTCTATTTACATCTTCAATTTCATCTTTAAATTTTTCTTGTATAGCAAATTTTATATTAGTAAAAGGAAGGATTTGTCTATAAGCTTCTCTTAGTTTTCTTGATTTTGAAATTGCTTCTTCTACTGTGAACCCACCACCAGTACCAGGGCCTGTAAAATCAGAAGCAAATACTAATCCTACCGTTTGAAGAGTATCAGTAGGCCCACCCGTTTTTTTATTAATAGCTTCTATTTCATCCGCTATATCTTGTAATGCTTTTTTAAATTTAGATATACCCTTTATAGAAGATGGAAGTCTTTTTACGATACTTAATAAAGTTATAAAATCAAGACCTCTTAAACCATTTGCTATCTCAACTAAATCCCCACCTATATCTTTAACGTCCGCAGCAAGTTTTTTTTCACCTGATATTATAAAATTTTGATATGTTGCTAAAATAGGTTCTCCATTATCTGCTAAAAGAGGATTACCTTTATCATCTCTTTCGTATGGTGGTTTTTGTGGGTTTATACTTTCTACAGCTACAACATATCTAGTCCCTATTACTATTTCTGTAGTTTCATCAACATAAGGACTAGAACTAATTATTGGTCCTCTCATTGTAGCACTAATTTTAGGATCATCTGTTTGTTCTATAGTAAGATAAGTACCATTAGCAAGTTTATCTTTGTCTCTATTTAAAGGTTTATCTGTAGGATTCTCTAAGTTTATTGAATCAAAATTAACTCTAGAAAGATTATCTGATAAGGTAGCTAATACAATATTACCTCTTTGAAATGGGAGGGATTCTATTTCTTGTGATAAAATGTCAAAGGTAGTAATTGCCTCTATTTCAAAACCACCTTCTATAAGTGAAGAATCTCTAAAAGTACCTACTATTTTATCTATAAATTCTTGTGCTTCTCCAAGGATATTTGCTACAGGACTATCAGCTGGGAATACTTGTGATACAATAAATTGAAGTGGGTTACATAAATCATATGAATTAATTACTTGGAGAGTTCTGGTAGTATTAAATAATGAAGGGTTTGAACCAATGTTTCTAATACTGGCCATTAATTTTTTTCTTTCTGGGCTTTTACCAAAATCCGCAGGTACTATTTGTATGCCTTGTGCTAAAAGCTCAGCATCAGGTCTACCAAATACCATAACATTACATACATTTTGTAAACCTTTATTAAATTTACTTAAAGTATTATAAGCATTTTCTAATATCTTTTTTGGTTCATCAGCGTTTCCTTTACCTAAATTACCACTAAGATTAATTGCTCCACCGAATCCCATAATTATTGAATTTTTACTTTTTCAGATAACGTATCAACTAATAATTCATTTAGAGCTACTGCTGAAGCTAGTAAAGCATCACCAGCTCTGTTTACAGATGCTATATCAACATTATTTGAATCTGTAGCTGCTTGTAATTGAGGACATACCTGTGTGGTTAATACTAATAAAAATTGTTGTACTATAGTTAGTAGAACATCACCTTTTACTGCGGGGTGGGTAGCTTCTAACCCTAAATCTATTTGTGGAGAGTTTATTATTGTTTTTCCACCACTATCTACATTAAAAGTGCCATTAGTTGATATACCTACTGCTTTATCTGCAATTATAAAAGCAGAATCTTTTTTACCATTTAATATTACTCTATCAGAATCAATTATAATTTGTTTTCCTCTATAAGGAAACTCTGGTTTGTAACCAGTACTACCAGGTGCCTTATTAGAAGATAAAGTTTCTCTACGAGTTGGGTTTTTATCCGTATTATAACTAGGGATTTCACTAGTATCAAAGCCAGCTGCTTCCATCTCAGGTATTCCCTGATTTTCTAGCCCTTTCATCATTTCTTTTGCTCTTGATCCTTTTCCCATATTATTAAATATCTTGTCCTCCTACTCTATATTCATTATTAATTTGTTGTCTTTGTTTTTCAATATTAGATCTAGTTTTTGCATCTTCACCCGATCTGTTTAATTCACTTATTTTATCTAGTTCTTCATTAAATTTTTCTTTATATTTTTCTTTAAATAATTCTTCAGTACTTAAATCAGGTTCCTGATTAATGGAATCAATAGTATTACCTATATCATCTAATTCTCTGGGTGATGCATCAGGGTCTACTATATCTACCTCTTGAAGAAGTTTTGTAGTATTTGATTCAGGTATACCGTCAATCTGAAAAGAGCCACGTCTAAATGAACCATATAATATAGGAATAGTTTGTCCTGATGTTAAGTAAATGGATGAATCATCGTTTTGAATATCTTCATAAATAGGAAACCAATTATTAAAATCTAAATCTAATTGTGATTGACCATTTCTTAAAATTGTAATAGGTTTTCCATTTATTCCTACTGAACTCCAAGGACTTTCTACATCTTTATTTTCTTCAGACTGTTTTGCTGTTGAACCAAATCTAAGTGAATTTCCAAATCTTCCTTCTATTATAACATCACCTTCACTTGGAAATAAATTTCTTATATCTGATTTTTCTTCAAAAGTATTTCCTGGTTTAGGTTCTACTATTTGATTATCTTTATTATTTGTAATTCCTTTTTCTACATCAGTAAGAGATACAGTGTCAGTATTTTTACTAGTAGATGAATTTGAAGGAAGCATATTTAAATGACTCCTTCCCCAAATAGAAATAGCATTCATGTAATAAAAATCTATAGCATCACTATTTTCCTCTAAAGCTATATTTCTAGAGGGACCAGATATTATAAAAACTATTTCATTAATTAAAGGAACCTTTCTAACATTATTATCAAGGGGAAAGGCTACAGGTCCTTGTGGAAAATTTTCTTTAGAGGTACTGTTACCTAATAATTCAAATTTAATAGCTCCAATATTTGCAAATTCACCTGTAGTTTGAAATATAGATTTCCCATTAGTAGATGTAACTAAAGATATATCTATAACTCTAGCAGGTAATAATCCTCCATTTTGTATTACAGATATCGGATTACTATTAGGTACAAATGCAGAGTTCCCTATAGTGGGAAATTGATTATTAACTGGCATGCTTGGCCTCTTCTAATTTAGGTATTTCTATTTTACTATCTAATTCTTGTAGAGAGCTAAATAACATTTCTTTATCTTCATCTGTTAGAAGTTCTTCTGAATCAACAGCTTTGCTATTCATTGCTCTTTGGACAATACCAGCCATTTTAATTAGAGCATCATCATTTTTAATAGCTAATTCCATATATTCTTTAATTAAAGGAACAATCATTGTTGCCTCACCAGGTGAAGTAATCAATGGTTTTAAACCTTCTATTAAAGAACGAAGTTGTACTTCTTTGTCTTTTTGGTTTGTATGTATTTCTTTTAAAAGATCGGCAAAGTTTTTCTTTCCGAATAATTTTATACTTGAAAAATCCATAATTTATGCTTTGGATATAAATATGGATATATAGAAGAGTTAGAACTTCATACTAACATACCCGTGCTCACTATATTGATTCATTAATTTAAGATAAATTTTCTTCATCTTTTTAATTANTTTAGTAATTTGAGGTGTAGATTGATCAGTCATTTCACGTATATATATGTATATAGCTTTTTTATTAAACATTTCTATATTTTCTCTTTTACGAAATAGCTCTAATATAGCATCCGCTGTTTTAGCATCTTCGGGTTTGGGAAAGTGATCAAATAAATATAAATCAAAATATTTAATTAGATATTCTATGAATTCTGTAGCTCTATCCATAGGCTCATCTAGTGAGTGATTGTTGGTTAGATCAATTACTATAGATTGATCTGTATCAACAGCATCAACTCCTGTTTTTTGTTTTAATTTTTTATAATTATTATTATTATAAAGTATTAAATAACGTTTTGCTATAGTACCGAAGTAAGAAAATGCTTTACCTTTATCTTGTTTATATAAGTGAAGTTTTTCAAGTAAAAATGTTATTACTTCATGTTGTAAATGTTGAATTGTATCTACTTCTGTGTAATAAAATTTGAAGGTATGGATAATATTTTCTGTTAACTTAAAGAAACCATATTTTATACGTGCATTATATATAGCATTACGTTTATCTTGATTCGTTTCATTAACGTATTCAATGATAGCCTCTTCAGTATCAGCAGTAAAATATTGGTTTTTAGTTTTTGGTTTCCTTCTCCTTAAAGTACCTTTTTTAGTATATTGAGGTCCTTCATCTTTTTGGGGTACAGTTAGAATTTTACCCTCAAGAGACTCGTCTAATGGTGCAATCATTTATTTATGGTTGATGTTGTACTCGTTGATTAAGTCTTGAATCTCTTTTATACCTTTAAAAAACCATCCTATCTCATCATCAGATTGAAAGATTTGTTTTGAATCTATTTCTTTAATTTTTTTATTTGACTCCGTCATTATAGTAGATATAGTTTGAATATACTCATTTTGAGTATTAATTATATCTTCCTGCCTTTCATTTTTTCTAAGTAAATTCCAAATTATATAGGAAATAGTTCCAAAAATTACAATTCCAACATTAATTAATATTATTATAGTGGTTGTTGTCATTAGAGATTTTTAACTAAATTCATTAAATTATCATTATCAGAACCTATTTTACCTAAGTTAGAATTAACTCGGTCTTGTTTTGTTGATTTTGTTATTGGTTTTTTTTGATCACCAAAAGTATCTAACCATTCTCTTTCAAATTCAATTCTAGCGGCCATAAGGTCTGCCTGATGAATAATAAAGGGAAGTGAAGTACGAGGTTTAGTTTCGGGCATAAAACCTTTTAAATAAGGTTCATTTGCCTGATCGTATAAACCATCGTGTGTTTTAATTGTGATGAATTCATTAGTAGTTAATTGAATTCCTGCTTGTTGTAATAAGAATAAGCCCCTGTCTGGGACAGTCATGTATTCATTATTAGTATTAAAGGTGTACATTTCACCTAAATTTTTCTTTCTCCATTCATCCTTAGATGGTAAAACGGCAACATGTTCTAATGTACCAATCTTACCTAAATCATGGTTTAAAGCGGAAACAAATAATTCCTCCTCTGTGTAGGTATCTTTTGTTCCCATTTCCTGCCACACCTTATGAACCTTAAAGGCAGCAGTAATCACACGTATAACGTGATCTACATAACCCCCTGGGAAACAGTTGTGATACGCTTTTTTATGAGAAGCAGGTAATAAAGCAATTCTTTCGTCTAGTTTATTATAAAAATCTAGAAACTGTTGTTTACGTTCACCCTCAACATATTTTTCAATACCATTTAAAAGAACGTCGTAATTGCTTTTTATTTGCTCCGCTGTTAAAACCATTTATTGTTGTGTTTCGTTATTTAGATAAGTTTGAGTTTGATCAATAATTTCTTTTATATTGTCAATTGTTTGGTTAACTTGCCTTTGCTCACCTCTTTGTGAATTAGATTTTACAACATTAAGCTGGTTACCAATTTTTTCTAAATTTCTTTGTACTAAGTCTTTATATCTCATAATAATATGATAAGAGGATTTCTAGTGCTTCCTCGATCGTGTTAAATATACGATTGCTTCCTAGCTTCTCCAAATCACTTTGAGGTAGAATATAAACACCTTCTCCTGGTCTTTTAGTGAAATGTATTATTGGGTAGCTTTCTGTTTTTAAATTTCTTTCAATCCAATCCCCCATATACTCATTTTCATCAACATCAATCTCTTTGTATGGTATTTTTAAATTACTGAGGGCTTGTTT